CCGAGGGCGTGGTCGACTGGCTGCGCTGAGCGCACCGCGGTGGGCATGCCACGACGGCGAGGCACCGTACTTCCACCCGGTGCCCGGCCCGCCGCCCCAGCCACTCCCCCGGGAGAGCGCAGCTTCAGTGCAGCTTGGTACCGCGCAGCGCCGCGATGCGCGCGGGCGGTTGGAACGAATCGCTGCGCGCGTCCGCCCAGTACTCGCGGAACACCGCATGGCCCGGTACCCGGTCGATCAGTTCGCCCGGCGCCAGGTAGCGGTACAACGTCGCCATCGAGCGGACCTCGATCGGCGACACCCGCCGCAGGATGTGCTCCGGGCCCAGTTCCGAGGGGTCGTTCAGGCCGGCCGCGCCGAGCAGGTCGCGCAGCGCGCGCAGGGTGTTCTCGTGGAAATTGCGTACCCGCTCGGCCTTGTCGGTCGGGTCCAGGTGGCGCCAGCGGCTGGGATCCTGGGTGGCGATGCCGGTCGGGCACTTGTCGTTGTGGCAGCTCAATGACTGGATGCAGCCCAGCGCGAACATGAAACCACGCCCGGCGTTGCACCAGTCTGCCCCCAGCGCGATGGTCCGCGCGATGTCGAAGGCGCTGGTCACCTTGCCGGCCGCGCCAATGCGGATGCGGTCGCGCAGGTTCAGGCCCACCAGCGTGTTGTGCACCAGGATCAGCGCCTCGTTCATGGGTACGCCGACGTGGTCGATGAACTCGGCCGGCGATGCGCCGGTACCGCCCTCGGCGCCATCGACCACGATGAAGTCCGGCAGCAGCCCGGTCTCGTGCATGGCCTTGGCGATACCGAACCATTCCCACGGATGGCCGATGGCCAGCTTGAAGCCGGTTGGCTTGCCGCCGGACAGCTCGCGCAGGCGCGCGACGAACTGCAGCAGTTCCACCGGCGTGGAGAACGCCGAGTGCCGCGACGGCGACACGCAGTCCACGCCCATCGGCACGCCACGGGTGACCGAAATCTCCGCGCTGACCTTGGCCGCGGGCAACACCCCGCCATGGCCAGGCTTGGCGCCCTGCGACAGCTTGATCTCGATCATCTTGACCTGGTCGTGGTTGGCGTTCTCGACGAAGCGCTCCTCGCTGAAACGCCCCTGCTCGTCGCGGCAACCGAAGTAGCCCGAACCGATCTCCCACACCAGGTCGCCGCCGTTCTCGCGGTGGTAGGGCGAAATCGAGCCTTCGCCGGTGTCATGGTAGAAGCCGCCCATCTTCGCGCCCTTGTTCAGCGCGCGGATGGCGTTGGCCGACAGCGAACCGAAGCTCATCGCCGAAATGTTGAACACGCTGGCCGAGTAAGGCCGTGCGCAGCCGGCGCCGATGACCACGCGGAAGTCGTGGTGCGGGATGCTGGTCGGCGCCATCGAGTGGTTGATCCACTCGTAGTCCACCGCGTAGGTACTGCGCAGCGTGCCGAACGGCACCACGTCCATCACGTTGCGCGCACGCTGGTAGACCAGCTGGCGCTGCTGGCGCGAGAACGGCACGTCCTCCAGGTCGCTCTGCACGAAGTACTGGCGGATTTCCGGGCCGATGGATTCGAAGCCGTAGCGGAAGTGCGCCAGCACCGGATAATTTCGCCGCAGCACGCTGCGCCGCTGCAGCATGTCCCAGGTACCGATCAGCGCCATCGCGGCGAACAGGCCGACGCCCCAGTACCACGCGGGCCAGTGCGCCGCCAGCGCCAGCGATACCGGCAACAGGACCAGTGCCAGTACATAGACCAGATAACGATGCATTGCCGTCCTCGTGACCGGGGATGGCGGATTCTACAACCGGTCGTCCACCACATGCCGCGGCCATACCGACTTGACGTCGTAGACCACCATGTCCGGCACGCCCAGCGCACGTATGCGCGCGGCGTCGAGCTCGCGGAACTGGCGGTGCGCGACCGCCAGCACCACCGCGTCGTAGTGTCCCTGCGCGGGCGCATCGACCAGGCGCATGCCCGATTCGCGCTCGGCCTCGGCCGCATCCGCCCATGGATCGAAGGCATCCACCTGCGCGCCCTGCCCGGCCAGCAGGCGCGCCAGGTCCAGCGCACGGCTGTTGCGCAGGTCCGGGCAGTCCTCCTTGAAGGTCACGCCCAGCACCAGCACCCGGGCACCGCGCAGCGGCTTGCCCTTGCCGGCCAGCAGTGCGTCCACCCGCGCCACCACGTGCGCGACCACCCGGTTGTTGACCTGGCGCGCGGTGTGGATCAGGTCGGGGTGGTAGCCCACGCTCTCGGACTTGTGCAGCAGGTAGTACGGGTCCACGCCGATGCAGTGGCCGCCGACCATGCCCGGGCGGAACGGCAGGAAGTTCCACTTGGTGCCGGCCGCCTCGAGCACGTCCAGGGTATCGATGCCGAGGCGGTCGAAGATCAGCGCCAGTTCGTTGACCAGGGCGATGTTGACGTCGCGCTGGATGTTCTCCACCACCTTGGCCGCTTCGGCCACGCGCAGCGACGGCGCGCGCCAGGTGCCGGCGGCGATGATGCGGCGGTACAACGCGTCCACCACTTCGGCCGCTTCCGGCGTGGATCCGGAAGTGATCTTGCGGATGTCCGGCAGGCGCCGCTGGCGGTCGCCCGGATTGATCCGCTCCGGGCTGTAGCCGCACCAGAAATCCTGGTTGAAGCGCAGGCCCGAGCCCTGCTCCAGCAGCGGCACGCAGACTTCCTCGGTGGTGCCGGGATAGACGGTGGATTCGTAGATCACCAGGTCACCGCGCTTGAGCACCCCGGCGATCAGCTGGCTGGCCGCGCGCAAAGGCTCCAGGTCAGGCTGCTCCCACGCATCGATCGGCGTGGGTACGGTGACGACGAACACATTGCACCGGGCCAGCTCCGCCGCGTCGGCGCAATAGCGCAGGCAGGTGGCCGCCGCCAGTTCGGCGGCCTCCAGCTCCAGCGTGCGGTCGTGGCCCTGGCGCAGCTCGGCCACGCGCGTGGCATCGATGTCATAGCCGAGCGTGTCCAGCGTCCGCCCGAACTCGACCGCCAGCGGCAGGCCCACATAGCCCAGGCCGACGACGGCGATGCGCGGCGCACTGGCTGCGGAAATGTCGGCGCTCATCCCATCCCTCGAGGTTGCATGCTGGTGCCCGGAGCCGGAATCGAACCGGCATGGGGTTGCCCCCGGCAGATTTTAAGTCCTGTCACCGATCTAAGTGTATCAAGGCTTCCGGGGCTTCTGGCGTTCCGCAAAAGCGGTGAAGTCGATGCACTGAATCGCCTGTTCTGCAAGGGTCATTGTCGGAATTGCGGAACGGTTCTTGCGGCATCTCACCCGCTGTTCCTGGACAGGCGCACCATGCCGCCTACAGCCCAGCCTGGCTCAACCGACGCTCGATCGTGGCGAGCTGGTGGGCCAATCCGCGCGCGATGAACGCCAGCAGCTCGTCCATTCGAAACGAGTACCGGTTGCCTGCGGGGCGGTACTCCTGCACGACCTCGAACCCCGCTTCCATCGCCTCCTGCACCAGGTTTCCCAAGTCGTCTACGACCTGCGGCATAGCGCCCCATTCCTCGCGGATCTCCTGCTGCTCGTCCCATTCGTCAAAGCAAATGAAGCCGTAGGCGAACGGGTCCAGGCCGTGAGCCTCCAGGATGGCCACGGCTCCCTGGACCGTCGTGCCGATATGCTGCCGCGCCAGCTCCCCCTTCTCCTGGACCATCGTGAGCCACCGGTAGGCCCCAATCTCTCGGCCCAGTTCGATGGCCGCGGCGATCTCGGCAGCAGTCAGCTCACGCACCGGGGTCTTCTCGCGCGCATCGGACGTGTTGATCGTGCCAGTGGCCGCGTACATCACACCCCAGCGGCGGCTGGCTGATCCGACGCTGGAGTAGTTGTCAGCGTTCGGGACCACCGTACTGGAACTCTCGAAGCCGCTGATCAGGTTGCGGAAGAAGCCATCCGCTCCCAGGCGGAAGTAGTCCGTCGTGCCGAACCTGATGAACACCCCATTCGCATCGGCGCGGAGCCTGGCGTTCCCGGTGCCGAGCAGAACGCCAGACGCCCCCGAAAACCGGTTGCTGTTGCCGGAGAACTCCTTGTCACCGCTAACCGTCTGGCTGTTGGCCAGGGTGACGACGTCGGCAGGGCCGACGCTGGACGACGCCCAGGAAGAGATGTTCGAAGGGATCGAGAACAGATTGGTGCCCCACGTAGCGCCGACCGTGGCTCCCGTGGCAATGCCAGCCAGCTTCGTGGACTGAGCAGTCGTGAACCCCTGGTACCCAGTCGCGTAGGTAACGGTCAGGGTCCCTGATGTGGTGACCGGACTTCCCGAGGTCGAGAAGCCGGCCGGCATCGAGATAGCGACGGACGTGACGGTCCCTCCCGCACCCGCCACCGTGTCACCAGCAGGCAGCTGGACTGTCTCTCCGTCGACGCGGACGAGCGGCCTGCGCTGGGTCACTTACAGCACCACGTAGTCGTAGTCGTCCGTGACCAGCTCCGTGGCGCTCTTGGCCATGCCCAGCTTCTGGTCGATCTTGCCGGTGTTGCCGGCGTCGGCTGCATCCAGCGGTACCGCGATGACGCCACCTGCCGTCCCCAGGTAGTAGTTGGTGCCGACCGTCAGGCCGGTGAGCGCGTCGTTGACCGAGTCGAGCGGGTAGCCCGTCCCTTCTGCATCCGCGGCGACGGATTCGCGCACGAAACCGTGGGCCGGGCGCGCGTTGGAGTTGTCGGCCAGGCGCGCCTTCAGCACCCCGCTGTCGGAGAAGCGGTTGTAGAACTTGCCGGCGCCAATCGCCTCGCTGGCGATGATCGGCTCGCTGGGGTCTGCGCCCGGGTCGTACATCGACGGATCCAGCTTGCCGTCGCTACCCAGGGCCGGGATCTTGCCGGCATCGCCAGCACCAGCCGAGGCGATGACCGGCGTGTACTGTTTGGTCTCGCCGGCGTTCCGATAGAGGACCTTGTCCACCATTTGCTTGCTCCTATGCCAGCTTCACTGGCTCATCGAAAGTGAGGTTGAGGCGGGTCGGCGATGGGGCATACCCGACCACGATTTCCCAGCCGGTGGTCGGCGGGACCTGGGTGAGCGCGCCGCTGGGCCCGGCGAATACGAACCCCGGGGACCAGGACCAGCCGGCGTCATCGACCGATCCGCCGGCCTTGATGCTGATCGCGGACCCTGCATCGCCCGCGGTGATTGAGATGCCCAGCATCCCGGCGACCGACGCCGCGTCGGTGGGATCCAGGTGGCGGACGCCATCGGCGCCCTCCGAGACCAGCCGCAGGGCCGATACCATGGCCGCAGCAGGTCGAACCAGAGGGGCCAGCGACACGACAGGATCACCGGCAACGCCGTCGGCGTTCTCGACTTGGATGCCCTCGCCGGCCGCGATCGAGCGCTGGTGCCACGCCCCGTCGCTCCCGCGCACGGTCAGGCCCGCGCCGACCAGAGCCGCAAGCCTCTGCAGGTTCGCAGGCACCTCGCGGACGAGCCGCCAGACGGTCGACGCGATGCCGCCCGTGGAGCCACCGGTACTGCTACCGGAACTCCCGCCGGCCTGGCCGCCTGAGTTGCGGACCTGCGACTCCTGGACCAGCGAACCGTCCGGCCAGCGCAGATCCTTGCCGACGGTTGCCCCGTTGGTGCCATCGCCACCGACCCGGACGACGCGCCCGAGCTGGTCCTTCAGCTTGATCTTCGTCCCGGCCATCACTGCACCACGTAGGCCCGGATTACGGCTTGGCAGGCCGCGAGCTGGTCGTCTGCGTCTCGGCCGGCTCGAACAACAGCCCCCGCAAATTCCGCTCGGCGCTGGGCGGCCGCATCACGTTCGCGGGCGGCGGCACTGGCGTCGGACAGACGCTGGGTTTCGCAGCTCGCCCAGCCGTCGCGCAACCGGAGATTGCCAGCACGCAGGTCAGCAACAACAGCATCAGCGACGGCCGGGGCCGCGGCGCGGGCTTGCTCATGGGTCTCTCCGATGGTGGCCAGGGTGTCGGCCTGCTGGTGCTCGGCGCTGCGAGCGGTTTCTACGGCCTTGGTCTCGGCCTGGGCCTGCTTGGTCGCCTGCCGGCTCTGGGCCAGGTCTGCGGAGCGGTCGCGCCATTCCCAGCCCGCCCAGAAGGACAGCCCGACGAGCAGGGCGGCGGCAGCGGCGTAGACCCGGTTCACTGCGGCCCCTCGCACATCGCGCGCTCATCGCCCCGCCGCAGGGTCAGCCCACGGAGCTCGCGGCCGCCTGCCTTGTTCCATCGGTCGAGCTCCGCACACGCCCCCGGCCAGTCGTTTGCCCGGGCCTTGCGCTGAAGGGTCGAGCCGCAGACGACCTTCGGGCCCAGGTTGAAGGCCGCACTCGTCAGGGCCGCCTCGACATGCCGCAGCATCGGCACGCCCATGCACCGGCGGACGTACCCGTTCGCCTCGGCCATGTCCTGTTCCAGCAGCGCGTCGCACTCGGCACGGGTGTACCGCTTGCCGGCCTGCACGGTCTTGGTGTGCCCGTAGCAGACCGTCAGCACCCCGACGCTGTCACGGTAGGGTTCGTAGCGGACGCCCTCCCACTTCTGGATCAGCGGCGCCGCCAGGGCGAGGACACCCGCAAGCGCCACCGCGGCGACGCCTCCGCCAACCGCCTTGGTCTTGGCGTCAGTCATCGGAGTCCCCCTGCACCGGGTCGAACCGGCGGCCAGAGAGCATCAGCTTGTGCAGCTCACTCTTCCGGCGGTTGTCCAGGACCTTGAAGTAGACCTGCACCAGCAGGCCCAGGAAGGCGATGAACAGGCCGCCGAACGCGGCAATCTCGTTCGCCGTCAGCCCGCCGAAGAACGCAACGCCGCCGCCGCCGTAGGCGACCTTCTGCGCCACCGCCGCGATCGTTGCTTCCGCCGCCTGATCTTTCATGCCCTGCCCCGTTCCGTTTCGGACATGCTGGGGCAGCGTGAAGCGGGTTCAACGGGCAAGAAGCCCAAGAGGGCAGCCGAGGGGTAAGCTGGCAGGCACGACCCAGCCAGCCCACCACGGACAGACTTATGGATAAGCTCAACCGCGACCTGCAACGGACGCTATTGGAAGCCCTTGCCGCCTCTTACCCTGAGCCGGTCTATGCGGACTTCCTTCGTCAGCATGCGCCCGGCTCCGAACTCGAGGTGAACATCGCCTACCTAGGCGAACACGAGCTTGTCGTTGCGTCGTTCATGGGGACCCTGGATGGGGGAAATCCACTCATGACGGCCAAGATCACGGCCAAAGGGCTGGACTTTCTCGCTGACGATGGTGGCCTTGGCGCCATCCTTGGCGTGCTTACCATTCGGCTCCACGAAGACTCCATCAAGCAGCTGATTGCGAGGCAGATCAACGCGTCTGACCTAGCCCCGCCCGACAAGAAGCGATATCTCGATCGGCTGCGAGAGCTGCCTGCCGAGACCACCAAACACCTTGTACTGAAGATGGTTGATGCTGGTCTAGAGAACTGGCAGAAAGCACTTCCACTGCTTCAAAACATCTTGGGGTAGAAGGCATCCGGCGGTAGCGGATGTAGGTTTCCGCGTTGAGTTTCACGAGGAATTCGTCCTCGTGAGCATCAACGCCATCGAAGAACAGCCCGCGAGGGGCGAATACTACGGCTTCCATCGGGGGTGACCTTGGCTGGCGGATGTGGCGAATCAAGCTACAGAGACCCAACCGGAACTCAACGGGGCCACAAACCAAAAGCCCCGCCGAAGCGGGGCTTTCTGTACTGCATAAATCGCAAAACTTGAATGATCTGTTAGCCAATTGCTGCCATGTGGCCAATATATCCAGAACGGGTTTCACCAGCCGCTTTGGCCTTGGCATCCAAGCGCAAGAGAACCCTCTTCGGAAGAGTGATATTCACGCGCTCAATGGTGTCATCAAGCAACGCCGGATCGACGTTCACATAGGCCACCATCCATCCGCTGAAGTCTCCCTTATCCAAAGCCGCCTGAGCGCTGGACGGACGAGGAATTGCGCGACCTGCATCCAAGGCAGCGTCAATCCACGCAGCGGCAGCTTCCTCAGCTGCCGCCATCGCTTCATCCAAGGTATCCCCTGCCGAGAAACAGCCGGGAAGATCGGGAACAACAACACCCCAGGCGGTGTTTTCATCGCCTGCTTCAATCATGACGGGATAGCGCATATGGCCTCCAATATTCCGCATTGACACGGATACTTCCTTCAAAAAACTATTGCAGTAGATTGCCGTACTGCTTTAGACGCTCAAACCAACCCACATTCAAGCTAGCCCGGCTAGCTTGAGTAGGTTACTCACGAGCCCTTTGCCCAAATCTTTCTTTGGGTGAGGGACGGAGATGATGTTGGGGTTGTCAGGGTGAACGTAGACGTGATGAGAGCCTCGAACCCGATCAAGGGTCCAGCCGCTTTTCTCTAGGGTCTTGATTAGGTCGGCGCTCTTCATGGCGCACACAATACACACGATACACATGTAACGCAAGCGTTTGCTCTACGTAAGGTTAAGCAAATGCTGCGTAAGCTGAATTTGCTGAATAGGCAACAACCGGGCACTTTGGGTGGGCACTGCCGACGCCCCTCCCCCACCCCACCCCGCCGGATGGTAGCTTTGGGCCATGAGCCAGCCCGCCGACATCCAAGACGCCGAGATCGTCCCCACTACCGTGGGCGCATAGAGAACCCGCCGAGAGGCGGGTTCGTCGTTTGGGGCTTCGGGCCGCTGGATCACTTACTGGCCAGGCGCTCCAGCCTCCCCCGAGCATCGCGGAGCAGCGACCGCAGCGCGATGTGGAGCCCTTCGGCGGCCAAGCCGGGCAGCGGCTGATACGCATATCCGTCCTCGCTCTGCACCTGCGCGGCAAGGATGGCGTCCGTCATCAGTAAATCCGCCACCGCATCGGCTCCTTCGATCGCCTCGCGGATGTACTGAACGCTTTGGTTCTCGTATGGGGCGAGCCGGGGATTCTCGCTCTCCGTGAAAAGGCGCGGTCTCTCGCCCAGGTGAAGGGTGACCACGTCGCCCTCAACCTCAGCCACCACCGCTTCGCCCGCCATCACTCGCTGCTTTACACTTGCCGTTGCCATGGTCGTTCCTCGCTTGAACGGTTGTGGTAGGCCGGCGGGGTGTCTCACCACCCCGTCCGGCCGCTTTCGTCGGCAGCGCCGACGTGATCAATGTAGGCGCCGCAAGGGCGCTTGGTTCGGGCTAACCGGCCCTATTTGGGGGTGGGTTAGCCGCTTGCTTCAGGCGCTATGCCTGCCGTGTCGTGTCTTGCCCCGCCTGACCATACCGATCCTTGCCGCGACTCGCCGGGCCCTTCCATGCCTGCCATGCCATCCCTTACCTCGCCTTTCCGTGCCCTGCCATGCCTGCCGTGAATTGCCGAACCTTGCCTAGCCAAGCCTTTCCTAGCGTAGTCACGCCTGCCTTGCCCTGCGATGCCTTGGCGCGCCTAACCATGCCTGCCTTGCCGTACCCGGTCCAGCCACGCCATGCCGAGCGTAACGTTGCCTGCGTCGGCTAAGCCGCATCCCTCACATCACCTTCCGCCTCGTCCAAGGCTTCCCACACTCCCGAAAGCTGCTGTAGCCCCCGGTATTTCGTCTGCGCCGCCCTCAGTTCCTTGAAGGCATCCGCCAGCAGCTGCGCACGCAACTGCTCGTCGCTCATCACGTCCTGCATTTCACGGTAGCCGCCGCCCTTCTGCTCCCGATCCGTGGACAGAGAGACGAACGTGCGGAGCGGCGTGGTGTCCGCTGCCTTCACGGTCACGTAGACGCGAAGGAGTCGGCGAGCCTGCTCCAGGCGGTACTGCGCAGCCGCTTCCGTGTCGTCCCACTCGAACCAGCCGTGCATTGCCGACTCGGGATTGCGGGCATGCTCCACCACATCAGCGGGGCGGATGACGCCGTTGGATTTCAGGGCCGCAAGCTCGGCCTGCACTGCTTCTCGGTTCATGCGGCAGCCCTCGCGTCATCTTCGTTGCCAAGGCGGAACGTTCCCCACCCCATGCCGGTGCTGTTCTTGCTGTCGGGGCGGCCTTCGCCAATGCCGACCTGCATGCCAACGCGGGACAACAGATTCGACACGTCCGTCAGCGTGAACTGGTCCGCGTCGTAGCGGATGCGAACGTCTGCCGCCCAGGTCTCCCACATCGGACGACTGCGCAGGTCAACAACGCCGGTCGCGTTTCGGACGTGCAGATCGACACGGCGGTAGTCCCCTGCAATCAGGCGAACCAGCGGCGTGCCATCGTCCGCATCGAAGCCATCCGGCTCCACGAAAACGCTCAGCTTGGCGAGGGTCATCTTGAAGCCGACCAGCCGACAGGCCGAAATCATCGCCGCCCGGAAGGCGCCCGCGGGGATGCCCACCCAGCCTTCCTTACTGTAGTGCACTGCCCCGTCGCAGACGGCATCGAAATTCTTTGCCGCCCGGACCTTCTTTCCGCGTGCAGTAGAACCTGCGGCCTGCGTCTCCATGATCTGCTGCTTGGCCTTGGCAGAGAACTTCGCCTGCACGAACGGCGCGGTGCCGATGATGCGGAACGTCGCCACCTGGAGGTTCGGGGCCGGAATCGAAATGTTTGCTGTGGTCATCGTCATCAGTCCTTGTGATTAGGCCGCCTTGGACAGCGCCTTCTTGCTCTTGCGCACAGGGAGTTCGCCGAGCGCAGGAGCGCTCAATCGCCTTTGCCCCAACGCCTGTTTGCGCTCGTCATAGGGGACGTGGCTGCCGATCATCACGGCGTTCTCGATCTCCACAGCAGCCAAGGCGTCAAGCTGCTCCACCGTCATCTGATCGCGATCCAGACCCTCAAATCCAGCGCCCAAGGCCCAGTTCACAAGCCGACTCTCGTTGGAATAATGCTTCCAGATGGTGTCCTTCCCCTCTGAGCGCCGCGACACCTGAAGGAGCTTGCACATGACTTTGTGGCTGCTGGCAGTCACGTGCCGAGCGCGCTTGTGGTCGTCGTAGCCACGGACAAGTTGATCAATCTGAAGGTCGCACCAGACCGCGAACTCAACGCTCAACCAGCGGGCGAAGTGGACGGCCAGCTTCGGGTGGAACCAGGTGCCACCACCACGCCCTCTGGTCGATTTCATCAAATCACGCTGATTGGCGTGATTTAGATGCTGGGCCAACGCCGCCATGTAGATGGCCGTCTCTTTGTTGTCTAAGTAGTCCTGAATGCGCTTCCTGAAATGCATAGCACCAAGGGTCGCGTTGAACCAGCCGTCGTCACGGAAGTGCATCTCCTTCCCGTCGAAAGCTAGGTGGATGATGTTCATGCGGCCTTCTCCTTCTTCTGGGAGGCCAAATGGGCGTCAATCAGGATCTTCCTCATCAGCCAGTTCTGGCTGCGCTCATCCTCTGCCGCCTTGCGTTCTATCCAGTCCTTCACTTCCTGCGGCACGCGGGCCGCGATCAGGGGGTCAGTGCGGATACTCATCGTGTTCTCCTGTGCTGAATTGCGCTGCGACTATCACGTACCTGTGTTCTTGTTCAACGGGTGCCAAGTACACAGCCAAGCATGATGCTTTGACAAAGCATACTGCTTGATTTTTCCATGTCAAGCACTTTGCTTTGTATGCTTAGGCCATGAGCGCTAATGACCCCCAAGTAAACTTCCGCATGCCCTCTGAGCTTCGGCAGAAGCTCAAGGACGCTGCTGACGAGAACAACCGAACCTTGACCGCCGAGATCGTGGCCAGGCTGGAACGGTCTTTCGGCTCGTTCGATGATGAATCCGATAAATGGCGCCAAGTTGCGAGTCTGTCGCGGCAAATCAGCGACATGCACGAGGCTGCTGCCAATCGGTTCCAGGTAAGCGCCTTGGCTACCACGCTCCTGATTTCGGAGCTTGTCCCGCACCTCTATGCAGGGAAGAAGCCTCCCGAGGAAGTGCGCGAGATCATCGATCGCGCCAAGTCGATGATGGAAGAGTTGCGCGCTTGGGATGCGGAGAAGGCGGAAGAGGCATTCATGGCTTCAGCCGAGACCGCCAGTGCCGCCCCCGCCCCCGCCAAGCCCAAGAAGGCCAAGTAACCAGGAGCAGCAAGGATGCAGCCGAACGTTCCCGTACCTACCGACAACCTCTACAAGTTCAAGGCTCTATTTGGCCTGGTGCTGCTAATCACGGCACTGTTTTGCGCAAATGCCATTGGTGATCGCACGAGCGAACTTAGGATTCGGGCTGCCAAGGAGGCCGCCGCTCTCCCGCTCAAACCCACCTATCGGCAGTTGCAGTACATCGAAATCCTTGAGCGTGGCGCGACGCGATCTACATGGGTCACCATAGGACTTGCAGTGTTGTTTGGCCTATCTGGCGGTGCCGGCGCTATCGCCTCGATCAGAGGCTTCAAACAGTGGGCCAAGATCCAGCCCCTCCACGACGAGCTACTGAGACTGCAGGTCGAGAAAGCGAGGCGTGAGCTTGCCGCCATGGCACCAAGCGAGAGTCCTGCTGCACAGCCATCCGAGCAACTTGACTCCCCGGCACCAGAAACGAAGAACCCCGCCTAGGCGGGGTTCTCTGTTTCAGTCTTCTTCGGCAAGCTGCTCAACTTCAAGTGGTATCTGCGCCTGCCTTGCATGATCAGGAAATGGCAGCTCATCCACTCTCAGCGTCTTGATCCCGACGCGCTGTGAACAAGCACGAACACCGCTGTCGTTGGAGATTATCAACCGGGTGCCATTGGACTTTGCGATGGCAACGATCTGGCGATCAAACTTCACCTGCTGCCACGCCCTGTCCGGATCTATCCCGTCGCGCTTATTACCTCCGCTGCGACCAATCGCCGCAGCATTCATCTGTGCGCACTCGTAGGCGCCGGCAAGATCAAACGGGCAAATACGCACGGATGCCTTGTTTTGCAAGACTTCCATCATATCGTGAGCAGCTTGATCAGCACCTATCAAGAACTCAGAGACTGACGGGGTCGGCAGAATTACGATGCCCTTCTGCTTGTCGAGTACCGAGAAAAGATGCTCAAGCTTCAACCTATCGTCGCACTCTTTTCCGCACAAGCAGATCAGCGCGTTTGCATCGAGAGCAACAACCTTTGGCAAGTCGTCCATGATCAGTTGATCCCCCTGATATCTGCCCAGTAGGCATAAGGGTCATCCAACTCACACCAGCCATTCCCTGGAATCATTGCGACCTTGGCCATGATCGACTCAAGTGGCTCATCATCCAGAACCGTGAAGCCATCGACCGTGCACTTGTTATTCTCCGGGACCCAGCCATCTTCCGTTTGCGTCCAGTGCCCATGCACATGCACACGCACGACGCCCTTTCGAAACTGCGCAAGTAGCCCACGAGCCATCTCCTCATCGCGAACAATCAACTTGATGTCGCGCGAGTGGATGTCTCGCAAATGGAGATGCATGGTGTCATCCGCGCCAACAAGGCCGGTGACAACACCGTCAATCTCACCTTGTTGTCGGATGGTCATGCGCTGCATAAGTGGGGACTGCTTCGCCCTGAAAAGCACTACTACGTTGTCAGCATGATCCTTCAGTTCTGCTGAACTGAAGGAGTCTTCGCCTAGCATCGCCTCGAGCTTTCGCATCGGCGTTGCAACGCGGCTGTCCGGCTTGTATTTAGCTTCATTAATGCGCCTCCATGCCGCTTCCCTCTTCCTTTGCGGGACTTGGGCCTTGAGCCCAATACTCGCGTTCTTGATGCCCTTAAAGACGGGCTTGTTCTCAACTCCAAGAATGTCAGCGAACAGCTTGAGGTACTCCCCAAGCCGATCCATTCGTAAGCGATCCGGGCTTCCGCCCGGGATTCGCAGCATGTACGTCCAACTCTGGCGCACCGCCATGATCCATTCCCCCTGTATCAATCCTTGAGACCAGAATTCTGCCACCCGCCAACCCCGGGTGCTACCGCCCCACCCCGCCGGGTGGTAGGGTTGCCGGGTCTACGGATCAGGGCGGCGAAGTGAACTGGAACGGCATCTCGGCTGGGCTAGCACTAGCAGCCACCGAGGGCGGCGACGGGAAGAAGCCCAAGCCCTGAAACAAGAAGCCCCGCAATGCGGGGCTCTTGCAACCAAAGCGCGGCGCCCGCCTTATGCCGGGATGACCAGCGGGGCCTGGTTCAAGCCCAGGTTGTAACGATTGAGGATGAAGTCCTCGTTGCCGCCACCGGGAACCACCGGGCCGGTGACGATGCCCCGCAAGTACTCGACTGAGCCGGACGCGCGGACCACCTTGAAGGCGTACGCATCCGGTACGGTCGGGGAGCCGGCCATCTTCATTGCCAGTTGGCCCGGATCGGCCAAGTCCTCAGCCACCTCGACTTGCGGGTCACCTGCGTTGGTAACGCCCTTGCCCTTCAGGCCGACCAGGGTGTCGTACGTGTTGTACTGGACGACATTGGTGCTGATGCCGCGCTCGCCGATGCTGCCGACCTTCTTGACCTGCACCCAGGTCAATGCCTCGAATGCGGTCTCGTCCAGGTCGGCGTTCTGTGGGGTAGCGCAGATGTACAGCTTGGTGCCTGCGTTGGTTTGTGCTTCAGCCATTGCTTTTTCCTCGCTTCGGGCATGAAAAAACCCGCCACGGGGCGGGGTCTTGGGGAACGAAAAAGGCCCGCTGATGGGCGGGCCTTCGTAATCAGAAACTGACTCAGCAGCGAATCTTGAACTCACCACTGCGAATGAGGATGTAGTGATTTTCAGTCTCAACCACGTGCCACCCTCTGGCCTTTGCCTCCTTTACAAGCTCTTGCCCGGTGTCGCTGCAGTTACTGTGCACATGCTCCTTGGAGCGACGGGTCGGATCTCCATCCTGTGACGAATCCTGATCCAGCCAGTTCTTCAGCCATTGCGTCATTCGAATCTCCATGTCGAGTCAGCTTCTTGCCGACGGCTCAACTATCGGCTACGACCCTGCAATCTTTAGCCATCAGGAGATCACTTATGGCTTAGCTTCGCCGCGCCCACTGCGATGAAGAAGGCCGCTTAACCCAGCCCATCCCGCCCCCCCCTTCGCTACCGCCTCGGGCAACTGAGGTGGTAGCTTTGGGCCATGAGCCAGCCCGCCGACATCCAAGACGCCGAGATCGTCCCCACCAGCGTGGGCCAGTACGTCCGGGCCAAGTTCGGCTACTGGGCGCGGCGGTATGTGGGGATGATCTCCATCAGCGCGCCTGTGATTGCTGCTACGCAGGGCCGCATTTACAACAACCTGTCCGACTGGATCCTGCCGGCCATCGGCGCCTGGGCCCTGGCCTGCGGTGTCGCAATGCTGGTCATCCTGCTCACGCTGTCGGTTGGCGGGTGGTGGCACACCCGCCGCTACCGTCACTGACCGGCGTTCCGAGCGCGGAGCGCCTGTAGCTCTTCCTCGGTCGGCGCTGCTCCGGGTGTTCCACCGGCCACGCTGATCTCCAAGGGCTCCTTCTCGCTCGTGCTGACCGCGGCCACACTGGCCAGATACGCGGCGAGATCGTTTGCCCGCTTCGCGCCCGGTGGAAGCTTGGCCAGCTCGATCAGTGCCTTCCGGCCGTCCGAGTTGAGCATCATCCGCGCCACGCCATTCAAGCCGATGACCGGCGAGGCCGCACCGGCGATCCCCCGGATGCTCATGTTCTTGATCGAGTCCACGAAGCTCTGCGCAGCCTGCGACACCTCGGCGTAGGGGCCGGTGCCGCTAAAGTTGGCACCGAACTTGTCCCCCAGGCGGCGGGCTGCCTGCATGGCGTCCAGAACCTCGGGCATCTCCTTCGGGTTGAAGATGGCTCGGAGCTTCTCGATCTTCTCCGGCTTGTCGCCGCCGATGGCACGGATGAAGCCGCTCGCGTTGAACGGTAGCGAGTTCGCGCCACCAGAAGTCGGAACCGTCTCGGCGGCGGCCAGCGCATCGTCCAGCAGCATGCGCTTGTACTGCTGCCAGGTGTCCGGGGCATTCTTCTCCATGAAGTCGCGGACCAAGTTCAACTCGGTCGGCTTCATGGCCCCCATGCGGGCGATTACCGTCTCAGGTGGCAGCGTGTTGACGGTCATGAAGTCGTCCACATTGAACTCGTCGCCCAGCAGGCGCTTCAGCGGGCTGTTCTTCACGGCCTCCAGAAGCTGCGAATGGCGCCGGTAATCGTCGTTGGCCTGCTTCAGCAGTTCGCTGGGACGCATCGCCTGGACGCCCTCCTGGACGGGCATGTTCTGCCCGAATCCTGCCAGCTCATCGATGCGCCCGGCGGCGGCATCGAGATCGTCAGAGATTGCCCCGTACATCTTGGCCGCGAGCCTCCGGTTGAGGTCGGGGCTGACGTTCTCGAACAGGTTGGATTTCCCGCGGGCCGCGGCGCCGTAGAAGCCGCGCGCCCTACGCGCCGCATCGAGCGAGACACCCTCGCCCTTCTGCACGATCTCGTCCAGCAGGCTCTGTGCCTGTGCACGGATCTTGCCGGCGTCGCTGCCGATCACATCGCCGTATTCGCCAATGATGTCGTTCAGTGCCTTCTTGGTTGCCGAGTAGTCCACCACTGGCTTGTCGCCAACCAGATTCCGGATGGCACCGAACTGGCGGGCGGCCAACTGCTCCCGGCTGGTGGCGATCTTCTCCACGGCATCGCGGACGGTCTTCTGGACGCCCTCGCCGATGCTCTGGGAGACAGGTTTTCCCGGCTGATCCGGTCCATCACCCGCCGGACATACTGGACGGCCTGTCCGACCAGGCCTGGCGCGAACGCATCGGCAACGCGGTGCCGCCGGCGGCAGCGCGCGCGATCGCCGAAGAGATCGGCCGCACCCTGCTGCTGGCATGGACCGGGCAGACCTTCGCGCTGTCCAGCACGCCCATCTGGGTCCGCGACTTTGCGGTCGCGCTGACGATGTCGGGCGAGGTGCAGGCATGAAGGCCCCGCCTCGCACCGGCACCATTAGTTTCGGCTACGCGTTTCTGTCCGTATCAGCAAATGCGAAGTCACAAATCTGGAAAAAGCACGCTCTCTGCGGCATTGAGCACGAAAGAGATATCTGCTTCGAGATCGCGGACGGACGTAATCAAGCTTTCGACGTGTCTCCTACCGTCCTGGTCGTCCCGCTTCTTCAGAGTTGGCTCGAGCACCAGCTTAGTGAACCGAACAGCCCCAAGAATTCGTGCAAACCTCTGTCCAATTTCTGCATCCAGGACGTGGAGTCTAGAGAACCTAGCTTCGGCATTAGGAAACTCCATGGAGCTAAGCAGGGCCAAGAGCCTTACGCGCGCGTCGTGATCTTGAGCAAGATAGACCCTTCTAAAGTGGTCAACGTTGGACAGCCAAGCAACAACGCTGGAATGAGCATCGACGATCTCCGGATGCAGGTAAATCAGGAGAAATCGACCTTCCCGCACCCGATCTTCGTGAGCGACATCGTGAGTAGCCGTGGCAATTCTATTTGCTTGACTCCCCAGCCAATAAACGGCCGCTGCCGATGCAGCGGTAATGAGGACGCTAAGCGAAGAAATGATCAACGCCCCCCAAGCTATCCATACGCTCCACGCCTCCCACCACACAACGCAGTCCCTCGCCAACGGCCAGCACTGGCTCACTCCATCCAGCATGCTCATTCCCTGATCCCCCTGTGGATTGGGCGGCATTCTGCCATGCGTGCACGCGCTCGAGCGGCCAGCCCGCAGGGGGTGAAGGATGCTGGCTGATACCCCACCGGTGCTGGACCCGTGCTGCGGCGGCCGGATGATGTGGTTCGACCCCAGCGACCAAGGCTGCCTGTTCGGCGACCAGCGGAACGAGACGCTCATCGTCACCGACCGGACGCACCGCGAGGACGGCACCCGCGCCGTGCACGTCCACCCGGACGCGCTGCTGGACTTCCGGGCCCTGCCGTTCGCCGACAACTCGTTCCCCCTGGTTGTGTTCGATCCGCCGCACCTGGTGCGCGCCGGACGGCATTCCTGGCTGGCGGCGAAGTACGGGAAGCTCGGCGCCAACTGGCGCGACGATCTGCGCGCCGGCTTCGCCGAGTACTTCCGCGTGCTTCGCCACGAGGGGACGCTGATCTTCAAGTGGTCCGAGGTACAGGTGGCCACGCGCGACGTACTGGCTTTGACGCCGCACAAGCCGCTGTTCGGGCACAAGTCGGGCAAGCGCGCCGGCACGCACTGGATCACCTTCATCAAGCTTGCGGACAGTCCGCAGGAGGCGAGCGATGCGTGATTTCGCCGAGATCCAGCACCATGCTCGGCAGCTTGCCGGCATGTCCGGCGTCGACCTGGAGCGCGCGCCACCGCGCACCTGCCGCCAGTGGGAGGCCCGCGCGCTCGCCCTGTGCCACCTGGCCGCAGGCGACAAGGCCGAGGCCCACAAGGTCATGGCGCCGTTCAAGCGCCCCAACCTGCAACGCAATGGAGGTAGCCGACATGGCTGACGGAATCACCCTCTCTCGGTCCGAGATGGCCGGCCTTTGCCGCACCCCGCAGCGGGCGCGCCAGGTCGCCTTCCTCGTGAAGAACGGCATCCGGCACTACTTGGACGCCCACGGCTGGCCCGTAGTGCTGCGCTCCACGCTGGAAGGCCTGCCTGCCCAGGAGCAGGCGGCAACCGGCTGGAAGCCGAACAAGGCAGCCTGAGGATAGGCAGGAAGCCGAGCAAGCCGGGCGCCATCCCCCGCCTGCGCCTTCGCAAGCGCGGGGACACGGTCTACTACTTCTACGACCATGGCGGCACGCCGCGGCGCGAGGAATCGCTGGGTCGGGACTACGGGCTGGCGATCAAGCGCTGGGCAGAGATCGAACGCGAGACGCACACCGCGGCGGCGCCGAAGATCATGTTCCGCTGGGTGTGCGAGCGCTACATCGCGGAGGTGGCCAGCCTGAAGGCGTCGCGCACCTTCGCCGACAACCAGCGTGAAGCGACAAAGCTGCTCGAGTTCTTCGATGACCCGCGAGCGCCGCTGGAGTCCATCCAGCCCGTCAACGTGCGTCAGTACATGACCTGGCGCACGAAGGGCGGCATTGGCCACGTGCGGGCCAATCGAGAAAAGGCGCTCCTGTCCCACATGTGGAACTTCGCCCGGGACCGCGGCTACACGGCCCTGCCGAACCCATGCGCTGGCATCAAGGGGTTCAAGGAAACCGGGCGCGACGTGTACATCGAGGACGTCCAGTACCAGGCCGTGTGGAGCGCCGGCGATGCCTGCCTGCGCGATGCCATGGACCTCGCATACCTTACCGGTCAGCGGCCGGCTGACGTGCTGGGGCTTTCGGAAATGGACGTGCGCGACGGCGCAATCCACCTGCGCCAGAGCAAGACCTCGAAGAAGCTGCGCGTGGAGATCAGCGTCGAGCCGGGCGCGCTGCTGGAGCGCATCAGGGAGCGGAAGCGGGGCTATGCCGTCCACAGCACGCGCCTGGTGGTCAACGAACATGGCCGGTCCGTGACCGTGGATGCCATGTCCAGGCGCTGGGCCAAGGCATGCGCCATCGCCAAGGTCGCCGGGATCCAGTTCCGCGACCTGCGGGCCAAGGCCGGCACCGACAAGACCGACTCGGCCGGCGACATCCGCCAGGCGCAGCGCCAACTCGGCCACACGTCGGTGGTGATGACCGAACACTACGTGCGCAACCGCCGCGGCGCGAAGGTCACCCCGACACGATGAATTGCGGAAATGCCGCCTTCATTGCGGAAATGAAAAAGGCGGCCGAAGCCGCCTAAGTCATTGTGCCCGGAGCCGGAATCGAACCGGCATGGGGTTGCCCCCGGCGGATTTTAAGTCCGATGCGTCTACCAGTTTCGCCATCCGGGCATCGCGATAGCCTGCCTGATCGGCACGCGCTTGTGAATCCGAACGATGCCATGCGGTCGAACCCCGCCATCGCGGCGGGGCTGCGGCGGCGGTTCCCAACGCGGGCGTGGCCGTCGCACGCCGGCCACGCCCCGCGACGGCGTTCAGATCGCCCGCGAGTACCGTGCCGGCTGCTGCGGC